TTCCGATACCGCTATCGTTTTGTTTTTCCAGTGCTGCTCAACATAAGTATCAAAATACAGTACTGGTCCATCGTATGAATACTCATTCATATTTTTACCTCTTACGCAAAAAGAAAAAGAGAAAACGCCGTGATATCGACGCTCTCCCCTTTCAGTTAGAACTTTGTTTTCTATTAATCTTTAGTTTTCCGTGGAATCTTCATCGTATTCGGGAATGTCACACAACGAATCATCCGAAAGTTTTGACTGAGCTTCTAAAGCTTTCTTAGCTTTGGCTTTAGCTATCTGCGGTGCAATCACCTTTTTGTAGAGTATAGTCCCTACTCCAATTGCTGCTCCTACAGCTGCTACAACCAACAAGCCTTTACCAAGCTTATTGTCAGCTACAACCTCCTCGTTGATTTCTGTTGCGAATTCCTCGCCGTTTGTGATGATTTTGTCGTCCATCGTTCAAAATCTCCTTTCAAATTATAGAAAAACATTTATATGTTATTCCTCATAATACTGCATGTTTTTTTCGCGTATTTATAGAAACTTAGAATAGTTACGATGCGGGGCTACCCTATAATCCATTACGATACATGGTGTTCCATCATCTGCTATTTGTGAACTGAAATCTACCTCGACAAGACCATCATCGAAGTTCCAACCCAGATCCTCGCCCATGCTTGTATGCTCAAGTTCAAGTTCGTCATAAAAATCATTCAAAGATACATACATGTCAAGCACTAATCTTCTGTTTAATTCATTTACAGCCTTTTTAATCTTATCGATGTCTGATTTAAAATATCTTCCGGAATGATAATCGAGACATAAGGTATCGCCTTTTCGAGTTATGATTACATCGTTTTTACTAACAGGATTCTTTTTAATTCGATCCTCAGCTACTTTATCTCGAATGACGCGTTCCTTCTTTTCCCCAATAGTTTCTATTACTTTTTCTTTATACTCAGTAAGAGCCGTTTCGGAAAGTTTGTAAGCCGTTGCAAGAGCCGCATTGCGCTTCGTATGGGTAGCGCTTGCTCCTATTAGGCAAGAAACAGATGCCACACAAGTAACCGCTGCTGGGACATAGCATTTCCAAGTTGTTTTCACGATTTCTACCCCGGGCAATTTTTCGATTTCGAGTTCTTCTTTTCTCTCGTCCATTAGTCTAATCGCTTTTGGAGTAGCTTTTACAGCCAACACCGTTGTGGTGATCATACCCGCAATTCCGATACCTGTTAAGATTTCCGGGCTGTGCCTAGTTATAGCTGTCTGCACATTTTTGATGAAGTTTGATGCGTTTGGTTTGTTCATCTTCTTTTTCTCCTTTATTATTTTTATAAAAATAAAAGAGCCCTTGTTAGAGCTCCTTCATTTCTTAATGGTTTTCTAATGCTTTCGCAACTTCTTTAGTGATGGTTTCTTGCATTTGTTTCTTCTGAGCGATATTTGATACTAGCGTTGCCGCTATACCAAGTGCCGTTCCAGTCAAACCTAATACTTTAACCAAATCAATTTTTAAATTTTTCATAAAGCATTTCATCTCCTTTCATAATAGCCGTTGCAAATGTCGCGAATTTAATAGTTGATGTAGTCTTGAGTCGGCGGGTTGGGCATCGTAATAATATAGCATTCCAGATTGTCATCCATTACTGCTTTTTCGTGTTCGAAGTCAATCCAAGAATATCCATATAATGCCTTTCCTGCTCGTAAAGACCATCCAACATCGAATCCCGATCCTAGAGGTTCCAAACCAATTGATTTATAGAAGTCGTTAAGACTAGCATAGCCATTTTCTACGAAATTCTTATTAAACGTATACTCTGCACGTAATACATCTTCCATAGTGGATTCAAAATATCGAATGGAATAATAGTCAAAGAATAATTGTTTTTCATCATTTGATGGTGCGTCATCTTCTTTATAATTATCCTTCGCTATTTCGCTTATTATTCGATTATCCGTTTCTTCTCCATACAGCTCTTCTACTTTGTTTCTGTATTCACGATAAGAATTATCCAGCAAAGCATAGGCGCTCATTAGTGATGCTTGGCGATGTTTATTCAAGACATTGGCCCCAAAAATACAAGCAATCGTCGAAGCACCAATAATAACAGACGGAATATAAGCTGGCGCAGCTGTTTTAACTACCTCTAGTTTTGTAAGATCCTCACCCTTTTTCTCTTTAGCCTCTTCTAACAGCAACATTGCTTTTGGTGTGGCTTTTACCGCCATTACAGAAGTTGCTACTACACCGGCTGCCCCGATGCAAGTTAAGATAGTAGATGAATTCCTCTTCAAAAATATCATTGAATGACCTAATAGTTTGTTCATCCACGCTCCCCTCCTTTCTCAATAAATTAAATATTTTTCCTGTCGAAACAGGTTTCCCATCGTTCTCTAGATATAGGTTTCATTTTAAGAGCCCACATTATTTGCCGCACTGTAACAGTTGGATATAATCCGTCCGTACATTCGCCCGAACGAGCGTCAAAGAATTCTTTGAACCCCGGATGCAAATATAAATCGTCGGTCAGCCAAGGGTCTATTTCTCCCCACCATGTATGCTTTGTAACAGCATCGTATCTTTGTTGTATGACTGCCAACCCTTTATTATCGGCTCTGAATAACGTACATACTTTATAAACCGGATGGTCACAGATATACGTTGATCCATACATAGACAAATATATAGTCGGTTTCTTGTAGTGGTATCTCATAAATTCTCCATGTTTACTCGTCTAAATAATCACTATGAGGTTCAAATGGCATTCTGATAATGCAGCACTTATTTCCATCTTCCATGTCTACCATTTGATGAGTAAAGTCTACCCATTTGTAACCATAATAAGCCTCACCAATATATTGAGACCAACCAAAATCATGTCCATAGTCGACCTCTTCTAAACCTAAAAAATCGTAAAATTCATTCAAGTCAGCAACGCCTCTTAAAGCAAAGTTTCGATTGAAGTGGTATTCAGCGTCTTTAACGGCTTCGATAGTGGACTCAAAATATCGTTCTGAGAACTCCTCATAGAATAATTGTGTATCCTCAAACTCTTTTACAAACCCAGTTTCCTCATATTTATCCTTAGCGATTTCGTTTTTCACTAAATCATCTGCTTCTTCTCCATATAGCTCTTCTACTTTAGTTCTGTAACTTTTATATCGTTGATCCATCATTGCATACGCGCTTACTAAAGAAGCTTGGTAACGTTTATTAAGCACGTTAGCGCCAAAAATACAAACAATTGTTGATACTCCCATCATGACCGGAGGAATATAAACAGGTGCTGCTACTCGAAAGACTTCTGCTTTTGTTAGTTCCTCTCCTTTCTCATTTTTAGCCTTGTCTAAAAGTTTAGTAGCCTTTGTAGTTGCTTTAGCGGTTAGCACTGAAGTGGCTACTACGCCAATCGCCCCAGCACAAGTTAAGATGGCCGGTGCATTTTTCTTTATAAATTTTTGTACGCCTGGGTAATTCCATCATGTGGATCGCGCCCTTTCTTTGTATGAATGAAAAAATAAAAGAGAATCACAGGGCTTAAACCTGCTCCGCATTTGATACTTGTTACGGCTTGGCCTCTTCCAATCGAGGTAATCTTCTCTTTCATAAAACACGTTGTTATTTTCGCGAAAACAAAAAGAAAGAGCCCGCGTAGGACTCCCCTTTTTGAACTGTATTACATCTTTACTTTTTAGGAAGTAATTTGTTAATGAAACCTCTTCCCATTATTGTTGTAACGGTTCCTTCTTCTTCGAATTTCAAAGTTTTGAAAGTTCCCCAAATAGTAATTACCGACGGTATTACAATTCCAGCTATAGCTATGCTATTTCTAAGCAATCGATCCATTTGTTCATCTTTAATCTGTTGTTGCTTCAAATGAGTGTCAACTTCTCGACTTATTCTATTTTCAGCATTTTCAGTATCGATTTTCTTAATCTCGATCGCTCGGTCTACAAGTTTAGCTAGACCGTCTACCGCGGCTCTATGCTTTTCAGAGCCAACCTCCATGTTCTTTAATTCATCGAATTCATTTTGGATCTCGTTTTCCAATAATATTTCGATAGTCATTTTTATTTCTCCTCTCAAATAATGTGAACTAATACGTTCCATAATAGTCGTTGTTATTTCTGCGAAAGATCCGCATTGTTATCCACTTTAAGAACGATGCGATGTTTCTTAGATAGCCTGTCGAGATTGTCGATCTCGAACCTGTATACATCCTTTTCCGGATTAGAGTGGTCTATTCTAAGAGTCCCGGCGTAATGATAGAGAATACGAAATACCAAAGCCGTTATAAGACTACCGATGATCATACCCAGCCAATACAAAAACATTGTAGTTTCTCCTTTCTAGAATACTTTATAAAAATATCATTCAATTCCGTCACCTGCGTACGGAAAATAAAAGCTAGAATAGAAATTTTTAATCTAGGATAAAAGCAAGAAGAAAGAGCCATTGCTGGCTCAATCTAATCCTTCAGATTTTAGAATCTTCATAAATTCGTGTTTATCCATTTTAGCTTCTAAATTTGCATTGATTGAAATTTCCCCATCAATAAAACTAGCATCTAAATCATTCAACTGGATATTAACTTTATATCCTGTTTTTGATTGAATCGCCTTGCTTATCAATTTTGAAACTATTCCTTTCATGAATTTAGTTCTTAATTTGATTAACATTTCGTCCATATCTCCTCATCCTTTCCATGTCATAATAGAAAAGGTTTTCACCACGAAAATAAAAAGAAAAGAGCCATTACTGACTCAATTCGTCTAATTGTGTATAATCACATTTTCCAGTTCTTATCCAACTTTTGTTCATTCTATTACCGATTTTGCATCCATCCCAAAATGATCTCACATCTTCTTTAAAGTCGCTTATAGTACCATGATTGCGTATGACATCTACACATTCATATATCATAAGTCCAATAATAAATAGTAAATTCAGTGGAAGGGTCATTAAAAACCCGGCAAATAAAATAATCGTTCTAATAAGTTTCATAAGTAAAACCTCCAAATATATTATTCTTCATAATATGCGCTGCAATCTTCGCGAAAAGAAAAGAGTCATTGCTGACTCAATTCAGTTAATCCAATTTTCGCTGCTAAAGAATAAAGGTAAGCCTATAAATAAACCTATTACCAAACCTATTCCAACACCAGCAAATACGGCAGGCAGTACTCCGAGTCCAATCAGTGCCAAAGCACAAATCTTATTTTTATACGTCCTTCGCATATACCGTTTAAATTTTTTGATAACTTTATTTGACTTCTTCATAATCATTCTCCTTTTAAATAATTGGTTTCCATTAAATAAGAAGTATTTCTCGCGAAAACAAAAAAGAGCCATTGCTGGCTCAATCTCGCGTTTTATCAAGTAACCAAAAGAATCGTCTGTAACGATCGTAATATGTGTCTCTGCTACATGGTATCTCTAATCTGGTTTTCAAATATGTAAACGAAAATCCTTCTGTAACCGCCTTTAATATATAACTTGCTAGCTCGGGATCGGTATCTATGGCTGCTTGCTCGATCAACTCCATACGATTAAAATATAATAATCTCTTCTGAGCCAGCTCCGATGTTGGATCGCCTGGTTCCTCAGATCTTGAAAATATCACAGTACCGAATGCGCTAGCCCCTAGCGTACTGATTTCAGAATATGCTCTTTTCCAGAAAGGGTATTGTAAACAGAGATGTTTAAGTTCATAATAACGATGTTTTTCTACCCAATACTTATTCTTTTCTGATATTTCCGCTCTTACTATTGTTGACATTGTTTCGCTCCTTATTTCTTTTCTTATTCACTAATATGTATATATTTTCAAAACTCTTAGGTATCACGAGGCCCTCTATGTCTTTTCTTATAGTTCCGTCCGCCATATGGTGAATAATCATATAGCACGCTCATGATTTAAAAAATAAAAACAAAAGTCGTTGTCATCTATGCCAAGAAGAGTCTGAATTTTTTCGGCATCGTTAAGTGACATAGGAAGTTTGCCATTAATCTTAAGTAACATGTTAGAATATGATTTTCCAACGTACGTAGCCACGTCGTTAATTTTCAAATCTCTATCTATAAGTAACTTTTTTAATTCTTTAGTATTTATCATTATGCGACACTCCTTATAATAATTAGTCGCACAATGCGACTAAAGAGAATGATAACTCGAATTTATGAAAAAACTTTGAAATATATTAGAAAGTTGCGTTACGCATACAAAACATTCGCATAGTGCAATTTTTTATCTTATAATATATGGGGAAGGAGTGGATGTATGAAAAACGTGGAAATAGGCAAGCGAATCCAACAGCAACGCAAAGCCTTAAATATATCGGTAGTTGATGTAGCTGCATATACAGGATTGAGTAAAGCTACTATACACAGGTATGAAAACGGAGAAATAAAGGACATCAAGTTGCCTGTTTTAGAGACTATAGCTACCATGCTTAATGTGAATCCGGCGTGGCTTATTGGCAAATCGGACAGCAAAGAGCGTAGTGAAGGTAAATCAACAAACGTATTGTTTTCATTGGACCAATTTATCAACTACGTTAAAGATGCTAAATATTTGAATGTCGGATCGAGGCAAATCTCTAAACGAGAAAGATATATGGTAATAAAAGTTCTACAACTGGCTAAAGACATCTTAGACAAAGGGGAATGATTTAAGTGAACGAAACATACGGAGGAATTAACAAAGGGGCTATGCGTGTGGCATTATACCCGCGTGTATCCACATTAGAACAAGCTAAAGATGGGTACTCCATTAATGAGCAAACCGAAAGAATGACTAAATATTGTGAGGCTAAGGGTTGGATAGTTCACAAAATATATACTGATGCCGGTTATTCAGGAGCAGATACCGATCGTCCCGGTTTACAAGCTTTGATTAAAGATGCTGAAACTAATAAGATCGATGCCGTTTTAGTATACAAGCTTGATAGATTGTCACGTTCACAGAAAGATACATTGACTCTCATCGAGGACGTGTTCCTCCCGAACAATGTTGACTTTATTAGTATGACTGAAAATCTTGATACCAGCACGCCGTTCGGAAGAGCCATGGTCGGCATCCTGAGTGTTTTTGCTCAGCTTGAGCGCGAACAGATAAAAGAACGTATGGAAGTTGGTAAGATAGGACGAGCCAAAGAAGGAAAATGGTGTGGCAGTCGCTATGTACCTATTGGGTATCGAGTTGTAAACGACGAACTTGTAATACATGATTACGAGGCGATGCAAGTTCGAGAAATGTTTAGACTATTTAACATGAGAATATCTCAAAGACGAGTCGCCGAGATGTTGCAATCAAAAGGATATAGAACCACATATGACGGCAATTGGAATCGCCATAATATCAGACCATTGCTTGAAAATAAGCACTACATCGGTATGGTTTCATATAAAGGTGAATGGTATGACGGGATTCATGAGCCGATTGTGGATATAGAAACATTTGAGAAGGCCCAGTCAATACTTGCAGAGCGTGACGAGGATGCCAGTAGCCGAGTAGCAAGAATTAATGCGCCTCTTGCCGGGATGATACGCTGCGCTCATTGTGGAAATAAATTTTTCTTTCGTAGAGTAAAAACCAGACACGGCCAATGGTTGTACTGCAATTGCTACAAACGGTCATGTCGTGCCGGTCGATGGAAAGACATTCCTAAAGAAGAACGTTGCAAAAATAAGATTTGGAAAGCCGAAGATCTTGAAAAAGAAGTATTTGATGAAATTCGTAAACTGGCTCTGCATCCGGAATCGTTCGATGTTGGTTCTGTTGAAAATGAAGAGAATGAATTGAAGATAAAGGTCATTTCTAAACGGGTTGAAGAGATAGATTCCCAACTTGATAAATTGATAGATTTGTACGCTCTTGGAACTCTAGACATAAATGTAATTAAAAACCGAACCGACGCCCTGCTCGCAGAAAAAGAAAAGCTCGAAGTAAATATGCAGTCTTTAGAAAACAAAGAAAAGATGTCAAAAGAAGAGGCTGTTGAAATTGCGTCAAGCTTGTGCGACGTGATCAATAGTGCGAATATAGATGAAATTAAAGCGCTCGTACAGGAATTAATTAGGGAGATTGTTGTAGACGAAGAAACTCTTCATGTTTACTGGAAATTTGCATAAAATATACGCGGAACCCTTGCTGCTACTGGCTTGGGTTCTTTTGCATATTAAGAGAACCTACTTAAAAGTAGACGCACCTAATACGCAATAATTTCTGTCTCTCTTAATTTTATTCTAAAAGTTCCAGCTATTCAGGTCAATGCACAAGATAAAAAAGAAGAGGACTTGTCGCTGTGACGAGCCCTCTTTTTAAATTACTTGTTCTTATTATACTGAGCCGAACTGATTCCAAGAAGAACACCAAGGAACGTATCAACTGCGGTAATGGTGCCTACAACTTGCTCACCGTAAGGGAAGTTCCAAATACCAGCAAGAGCAAAATATAAGGTGCCCAATGCCGGAAGCAAATATAAAGCTATCCATTTAAGAACGTCATAAACTTTGTTACTGAGTTTCATATACATACCTCCTAAAATATTATTTATGTTCAAGAATGGTGATTCTCAACTCGTGATCGTTTACCTCATCACCTATAACATCGACTTTTGTTTTTTGTTCAGAGAAAGCTTCTTTTAAACTATCGATGCTGCATTTGACTTCGGTAAGGGCTTTTGTGTTATTACTAACTATTTTACCAATCGAAACTACAAATCCAACTAAGGCTATAAGTCCGACTACTATTTCCCATGTCATATACAGACAGTCTCCTTTTTATAAATATTTTGTATAAGGGTCATTTCCATTTGCCTATAGCAAAGAAACTCACATTTATGCTGCTCTCAGTCCAAGACGACGGTCTTGCAAATGCCGGAACGGGTGTTTTTGTTGTTGTTCCACTTGCCCTTATTGCTGGTAATGCAAGGCTTATATAATCGTGCATAGATATAAAACACTGAGGAGGTGTTATAAAGGCGAACGGATAAGTCTTAGCACTGCCCTCGGCGTAGGACCAGCCGCCTCCCCAACCGTAATTTGTAATTGATACATTGGAATTGCAAAAGCATATTGCCATCCCGTTGTTCCATTTCTGATACGTCCACCCATCTCGTGTTCCTTGCTCAGTAACGAAATCTATAGAAATATCTTTCCAACTTTCCCACACACCATTATTACGCCATCGTTCGTACTTCTTTCCAAGGTATGATATATATCGTTGATAGCAATAATTATTATCCGCATATGCTTGGACTTCGAGCCACCCATTCATATTACCGGGTTTATTTGTAGCCGAATTACCCATATAGTATTTGCCAGACGTCAATATAGAATCTACATCGATGTGTTTAACTGGGATGTCGTACGTAAACCCACCTTTACTATGAACTGAGACATTGAAATTGAAATCATTTTCGCCCCAGTCAAATACTGGAACTATTCTGACTACTTGTTCAACAGTGCTAACTCCGCTAGTATATACTGCGTCTTTAGCCCTAGCCTGGAACGTATATGAGTTAGTATAATCTAGTTCCGTTATCGTCGCTTGAGCTGTATATTCGCCATTAGAAGGCGTTCCTGTTAAGCTCGTCCATACATCATTTCCATCCTCATCGGTTGGATATGTGCCATTGCTGATTTTATACCGATATTCTACCGTTAATGAATTATCAACAGCACCGAATGATCCATCAAAGTATTTGCCTTTAACGGTTATGTTTACGTTAGCTGTACTACCATCGACAAGATCTGGATTTGTAGATAGGTTACACGTTAATGGAATATAATCGATTATTTCCTTAGTTATTGTCTGTGATGCACTATATCCACGGCTATCAGTAACCGTAAATACGAATGTCCCACTATCGACATATTCCATTAGTCCGTCTGACGTACGAGTGCTACTACCGCATACTACCTTCCTACTTGATATAGTGGCCGAATTTTGTGCGACAGTATTAAACGCCACATTAATGGTATTGTAATATCTTATTATTTTGTTTGTGTCGCCGGTCAAAGTAGTAGATACACTACCTTGATCTATGACTGTCGGCGATAATAATGGTTTACACAGTGACTCATCCGTATAAACGTAAAAAACGCATGAACTAGATCCTATTAATGTTGACCCGCTATATGTATGACACCAAATAGTTCCACGCCCTACTGTAGCATTAGGTATCTGTGCGTAAAAGTTATCAGGCACTGTCCAACTGTAAGATGTACTAGACGTTTCATCTACAATAGTTCCATATAAATCACCAAATGCGTACTCTAACGTGTGGGTAAAGCTGCTTGATGCCCGAGATATCGAAATCGTCATTGCACTGCCGATGTTAGCGCTAGTAGCAGATACAGATGATGTTCTTGGTATCGTGTCTAATGTGCCTGAGCTACTGCCGCTTATGGTACCGACCCAATTATTACTAAATGTAATATTAAACACCTGACTAAACGAATACGCAAATGTTTTGGTACCATCATTGTTATGTGCGATAGTAGTAGATCCACTAGCTAATATTTTGCTAGTGTTGTTGCCGATACCAACTGTTGTGGTTCCACTGTATGATGAGCCGTTTACGTTAACGCTCCAGGCTTTAGATGCAGATGAACTAAGGGCACCGTATGCTGTCGATATTAATTCCAAGTTCCAACTTATAGTACTTGTATTATCTGCTATCGAATAACTCGTTCTAGACCAATTGAAACGCAATGTATCCCATTGGGTTACATATTCGTCTCTATAACCGCTAGTTGCCATTTAATCACTCTCCTATCCTATCCAGAAACATCCTGTACGATTGTCTCCGTAGTTTTCAAATCTACTTCGACCACCAACTATTAAATATGTCTTAGCTCGTAAGTTAACGGCATCAACACCGTCCTTATTCGCTGTAAGCATATCTTCTCCTGTTTCTGTTTTTTTTACAGCCATACCATTTTCAGTAATCTGTGTATTTGTAGGGCTTTCGGCTTTATTAATATTTAAACCGTTTTCATCAAACTTAAAGCCAGTTGAAGTTTCAACTTTAGTGACTCCATTTTGAAGTTTTTTATCGATTTGTATATTTACTTCGTCTTCGGTTAACTGTAGGCTTACCTTGTTATTCACCGTTTGGATATCTTCTCTTAAATCGTCGATATCTTGGTTCACTGTAGTCTCTAGCTTTTCTACTGATGCCGAAATAGAGTCAGCATTTGTCTGAAGTGCAGAAACGTGATCGATAATCGTTTTAGTTAAGGTCGTATTAAGATTTTCAGCGGTGTCATTAATGTTATCGTCAACATCTTCCGGGGCCGGTTGCCAAGAGCTAGGTTTATTACCCGCTTCAAACATCGCATTCTTAATGATGATGGTTCCGGTTAGATTATCAGACCGTAGCTGAATACCATTATAATTACCAGTGCTAAGATTACTATCACTGCCGAATGTAAAAACAGATCTGCCGCTTTTATTCGACGAAGAAACTGTAACTTTTTTGCACATATCCCACCACGGTGTACCATTTAGCTGCACTAAAAATGTGCCACTTGTGGCAGTCGTTTCCCAATCAAAAGACAATGTAAATGTTTTGCCATTGAAATCCGATATGCCTCTATAATATGTAGAAGTATTATATAGATTTGTAACCTGATTGGTTGTGCCGGTGCCAGTGTGCGTAACCGGAATGCTTGTACCGGTCAGAAGATTTCGTCCGCCGACTTCTATTTTATTAATTGCGGTCGTCACTTCGGTCTTAGTCGCTCGAAGTGCAATAGCCTCTTTATTCTGGCCTATCGCAGTCTCAGCATTAGTGACCCTAGTTTCCACAGAAGCGGCCTTGTTATATGCTTCTTTTGCGGCCTCGTAGCTACTAGACTTTGAAACTTCAGAATACTTAAAAGAGCCGTTCGTAAACTCCGTACAATCCACAAAATATAATGTATTGGTAGAACCGGAGGTGTAAGATGGTTCTGTCTTTGTCCAACCGCTGGATGGCGGGTTTGTTGTTGGTTTTGCCGGAACGGTTGCTGTTGACGACTGTAATAGGTAGTATCTTGTTACAGATGAAATATCAATAAGATGAGAGATCGTTATTGACGCCTTAGCTTTTACTGCCATTGGCAAAACCTCCTTTCTTATTGCTCAAGCTGGCAAGTGTATACTTCGGAATTAGTAACTGTGCTAGCTTTAACTTCGTAAGTTTTAGCCGTAGCGACAGCAGTTGTACTCGAGCCTTTATACCACTTAATAGTGCCGAGACTATTAGCCACAACACCGGCAGAGGTGATCTCCTGTTCAACAGCGCCTTTAAATACATGGGCCGTCAATACAGTGGTGCCGGAATTATTCTTAAATATAGTCCCATTAGAAGATGT